TTGGCGCATGGGGCGGTTGCTGCAAAAAATACCCGTATGGGTGCCCGCCCTGAATAAGCCCAAGGATCGCTTCTTGAGCCGCAGCGAGGCCGCCCGATTGTTGTGGGCCAGCCGCAAGGGCCTGTCGCGGGAATACCTAAGCCTGTTTATCCTGCTCGGCCTGTACACGGGGGGGCGCAAAACGGCCCTGTTGACCCTGAAATGGGGGCAGGTGGATTTTAAAAACAACCTGATTTACCTGAAATCCGATTCAGGGGCCGAAAACAAAAAGCACGCCACCATCCCCATCACGCGCCGCTTGCGGACCTTTCTGCTGCTGGCACGGAAACGGGGCACGCCTTTTGGGCCTGTGATCCATGCTCATCAAGCGGCCATTGGGGATATCAAGGGCAGCTTTAAGGCCGCCTGCAAGCGGGCGGGTTTAGAGCATGTTACGCCCCACACGCTGCGCCACACGGCGGCCAGCTGGATGGTGCAAGCGGGGGTGCCTGTCTTTGACGTGGCCCGTTACCTTGGCCACACGTCCAGTGCCATGGTGGAGCGCACCTACGGCCACATGACCCCGAATCACCTGCACAAGGCGGCGGCGGCGTTGGATCACAGGAAGGGGGTTGTATGATTGACCCATCTTGCCTTATCCCAGACTGGGACGGTTACGGGGCCCATGCCATTCGGGCAAGGTCCATTGGGTATGCCAAACGCTTTTTGGCCATGCTGCCCAAGGATATCTCGCGGCCTGATCTTGTGCCCGAGCCCACGGGGGATTTGACTATGGTCTGGCGCAAAAACGGTTACCACCTGATCTTGGGCATTAGTGACGCAGGCAGGGCCATTTGGGGCGGCACAACGCCCCAAGGGCACGTCCACAGCGACGCCGCCTTTCACAGCCGCGTACCCAAACCCTTGTTGAGCCTGTTGTATAAAATCGAAGGACGCCCATGACCCAAACCCTGCCCGAAATCTTAAAAGAACGCGGCGAACGCTACGGCATCTTCCGCATGAATGCCGCGCTGTCCCAAAGCCTGAAACACGCGATGGCTGGCCATGATAACTGGGAAAGGCTTAGCCCACACCAGAAAGAGGCCCTGCACATGATCGTGCACAAGATCGCCCGCATCATCAATGGGGACCCAAACTATGCCGATTCGTGGCACGATATCGCGGGCTTCGCCATGCTGGCCGCGGAAGAATGCGCCGATGCCCCAACCCCAACCAAAGACGTTTGGCGAAAGACCGAAACGGGATGGGTTAATCAAAGCTTGTTGAATCGCTTGGAAAAGGTTTAATCCCCCCTTTACCCCAAACAAACCACCGAGTATGACTTGGGGGTTTATTCTAACCACGTATTTTGTAAATCGCATCCCCGCCAACGGATCCAGTCCCTATGCATTCCAGCCAAAGATCATCAAAATCAGGATGGGTATCAATCATAATGTTATTATCACCCTCACGGAGGCCAGCTCTTTCAATGTTCATGCCACCAAAACCATTTTGCGCTCGGTATTTCAGACAGACTGCGCCTGTTTTGGGGTTAGCCCGGGCTTGCATTAATTCAAAGCTGTCCGGGTTTCTGGCTTGGCTTTCCAAGGATCGTCTTAGGTTATGGGCCAAATGGGCTAAGTCGTCTCCCCTTGTGGTCGTTGGGGTTGTGTTTTGAGCAGTTGTGCCTTGGTTGGGATCCTTTGTTGCGGTAAGAAAAAAACCAATAACTAAAATGATGACTATTGCTTTAAAAATATCTTTTATAAGCTGGAACATGACGACTCGCGGCAAAGTTGAAAACCACCAAACCATGCCATAGCCAAAAAAGGAGGGCAACCATTTTTCTTTACTTGACTTTAACCTTTCCCCTGTATAACGCTACATTAGGTGGTGAAAACACCTCAAAACACGTTACTACTACGAAAAGTTAGAGCCCACATTTTGGTTATGTCGGGAGTCGGATAATACAATACCCGCAAGGGGAATATTCCGACAGGTTGTTTTGACTGTTTTCAACTCCCGACGCATCGGGCACGTCAACTTGCCTTCCTTGAAAAGGACAAAACAACATGAGTACCTTAACAACCCTGAAACTATCCGACCTTGAAATCGTTCACGACGAGCCACGTATTGCTGACCTAAAGTTGGCAAAGGCTTTGGCTTACAAGGATGATCACAAAATTCGGTCTCTTATTCAAAGCAACCTAAGCACGCTTTCTAGGTTTGGAGAGGTTTCCGCCGAGGAGCGGAAACCCACCAACAAAGGTGGCAGACCTTCGACTGTTTATTTTCTCAACGAAAAGCAAGCCCTGTACATCATCGCCAAGAGCAACACCCCAACGGCGGCGGAAATGACGGTGGCCATGGTGGAGGTATTCCATGCGTACCGTCACGGGCACTTGCAACCGACGCAACCCATGCCTGCCACATTCCCAACCACCATGTACGCCAAAACCCTGCTGGAGGATGGCACCGAGGGCAACCCTGCCACCACGAAACAGGTGGGGCGGGTGCTGGGGGAATTGTCCAAGCTGACAAAAATCCTTGATGATTTGGACGGCCACCTGTCCATCATGAACAGCGGCCTGCAGGGCATGAACGAAACCATCCAGCGTGTGGATGAAAAAATCCGTGTGTATGCCGTGGATTCCGACACCATCGCGTCTATGGATTGGGTTTTCAGCAACAGCTTGGACACTTTGATGAAGCACAAATCCTACAAAGACGGCACCATCCAGCGTCTGAAGGACGAAAACGCATCCCTGAAAAAGTCCATCGCCCTTGTGGTGGCCAACCAGAACCGCGCAGACTAAGGGAGGCCGCCATGTTAGAACCATTCCAGTGTATTTTTATTCTGGCCTGCGCCCTGTGGGCGGTGGGTCAGGTCCTACCTAACGGAACCATCCAAAGCAAGCTGCAGGCCACGGGCGGCATGGTCATGATGTTGATCGGCGTGATTGTCACGGGGATTATCACCGTGCCACAATTTGATGACATGAAAGCCACGCCCGAAGCCACGTACCAAGCCCAAGCCCAACAGGTCGAGAAGGTGCTTTACGACATCAAGGCAAGCCCTGACGCCAAAGAGCAACGGGCGCAAAAATGGCGGGAAGAGCAAGCCCGCATTGTGATGGAGGACCTTGCCAACCCCATGCCCATCCCGGGCCGGAGGTAGGTATGGACATCTTGCAAGTGTTCGCTGTGATTGGGTTGGTGGTGTTTACACTGGCCCAGCAGTAGAGGGGAAGGCCCTGCCAAGGGGTGGGGCCTTAATCCCGTAAAAACAACTCCTGCTCGGCCCGTCGGCGGCGGATCAGACCATCCAGCCGTTTCCCACCCGCATGAATCCAGCGCATGAATTCCACGGCGGCCTCTTGATATCGCCCTTTATTTAAGTACCGCAGCAGGGTGGACGCCGCAAAGGCCCCATCCCCGATATTGAACACAAAGGACACCAGCGCATCAAATTGGTTTTGGGTCAGGGGGACCTTAACCAACCGATCCACCGCTTGCGCGGCATAGGTCATATCCATCATCAAAATTTGCCTTGCCCGTTGCTCGGTGATGGGTTTTTCAAAGTCTTTGATGTGGGGGCTGGTGATCACGTGGCCATAGCCGATGGTCAGTTTACCCCCCGAACAGAGGTAGCGCGTGGGGGAAAAGCCCTCAAACCGTTTGACCAGATCAAGGGCTGTGTCACTGATGGGGCGCATAGGTTTTTTCATTTTTTCGCCTTGATCTTTTTGTCGATCACGGACAGGCCCGCGCCGACGATCACCGCCGCCGCCCCTGCCAGTGTTTGCACGCCGCTTTCGTCAACATAGCCAGAGGTCACCAGAACGCCCCCCATGGTCGTGACGGTGTGGCGAATAAGGCCGAGAATAATGTCTTTCATAGTCGTGTTTCCTTTCCTTGGTTATTTTAGGCCGTATTTGGCCATCAGCGCACCGCCCATGATGGCGAGCGTGACTTTCAGAACCTCAAACATGATCCCCATAGTGGTTTGCCGGTGGGATGTGAGGTGTGTTTCTAAACGGTCGTGAATGGCCTCCACCGTTTGCTTTAGGTGGGACGTTTCCCGCTGGATCAGGGCGATCTGCACGGCATTGTCGGCCAGTTTTTCTAAGGCCTCAGTCTGGCGGGCCAGATGCTTTTCAATGCCCCCCAGCCGCTCTTCCAAAACTGCCACGGTGATGTGAATGTCGTTTGTCGTCATGGCTGCACCACGCGCATTTCAAAGGCCTGTACCAACGTCTGGCCGCCCGTGGTGGTGATGGTGTTGGTGATTTTGTAAGATTGCCCCGCGGTCCCGCTGGAAAACAACGCCTGCGCGATGCCTGTGGTGGCGTTGAACGTGGAAGATGTGATGGTGAGGCCTGTCTGCCCTGCCCACGTGCTGGTGGCGATGGGGTCCATGGCTCCCGTGGCCAGAATCAAACGATCCGACCAGTCAATATAGCGGATCACGGCCTCGGTGGGGTATTTTTCGGTAAACAAGGTATTATGGATGTCGGTGCGAAAGGTCATAGAATCCTCATGGGTTTTGCGGTTGGCTTTTTAAAAGGTTTGTTCAAAGAGACGGCAAAAGGGCGCGTCCTGCCCAAAGTGACGCCATCACTTAAAAACGGGGGAATGTAACCGCTCGACAATAAAGACGCCGTTGCGGTTAGCGCAAAGGGGTCCAACGTGATGTTGGCATTGCCACGAATCAAAAGGGATGCCGTAGAAACCAGCGTGAAGTCATCTAGTGTTCTGGATAAAGAACCCCTGATGGATAGTTTAGCCGTGCTGGATACGGTGACGGGGTCCAACGTGATGTTGGCGTTGGCCGTGATGGGTGGATTGCCCGAAACACCTGTTGCCACCAACGTAAAAGGGTCCAGAGTGATGCTGGCATTCCCGCGAATCAAAAGGGATGCTGTAGAAACCAGAGTGACGGGGTCTAAAGCAATGCTTGCATTAGCTGCAATGGATACTCTACTTGTGCTGGATACCGTGAAGGGGTCCAACGTGATATTGGCGTTGGCCGTGATAGGAGGATTGCCTAAAACACCCGTTGCGGTTAGCGTAAAAGAATCCAGAATGATGTTGGCATTCCCACGAATTAAAAGCGACGCCGTGGAAACAACAGTAACGGGGTCTAAAGCAATGCTTGCATTAGCTGCAATGGATACTCTACTTGTGCTGGATACCGTGAAGGGGTCTAAAGTAATTGATGCGTCCCCACGAATTAAGAGGGACGCCGTGGAAACCAGTGTAAAGGAATCTAGGGTAATGCTGGCATTGCCTGTAATACCACTGGCCCCTGTGGTTGCAATACGCGGAACCCTGACCCGCAACATAATCAGTCACCAATCAAAGGTGGGCGGTTACAGAAGGGGTGGCTGGCGAGTAATTTGGAAACAAGCCCCCATTTCCAAGCAAGGTAGCCAATCATAAGGTCACGGCCAGATTTTGAAAGGGCGGACATAAATACGACAATCTCAGCAATGTCGCCTTTCAAAACACCATCGCCTAAGCCGAAACCTGGGTCTGCGCCAATTGCTTGACGGGCGAACGCATCGCCTGGATATCTTGCTGTATAAGCAACAGTTGTGGTTCTTCCATTTGTATCTAATGTCTCCGTGCCACTTGTAGCAGTTGGCGATATCATGGCAACCGCAGACCAGTTGTTTAGCAATGACTGCCCACTGTCTATCCAACTATTGATGTATTCACCCCAATTGGTTAAATTAAAAGCTTTTGCACTTATATTCACACCAAAAGCTGAGTTTAGACCAATAGCCTCAAATAAGACTTGATAGCCAGACCCCCCTCCTCCAGAAGTGCGTCGTGCAACTGCAAACACTGAATGAGGGGCAGGGCTTGCGTTAAATGAGTGAAGTAAGTGGTCGTTAGTGCCATCAAATGTAAGAATGTTTCTTCCGTTAAGACCGCCAATTGTATAGGCAGGTTGATTAGCAGCGGTTGACTGAGTGGCATTTCTTTCGTTGCCGCTTTTATCGCGCCACTGGCTGACGCCCGTGGCTATCGTGATCGTGGATCGGTCGGCGGCATCCAGCCAAAGGGCAGGCCGCAACAAGTCAGGCGTCCACAACCGCCTCTGCAACTGCGCCTCATCATAAGGATTTAGGCCCCGAGGCATTAGGCAATTTCCTCATCCCAAGTCCTGTAAAAAAGAGTATTCCCTGAAGCGGCGGTTGTTACGTTAAGATTATTGGTCCAATACAAACCATAATCCGCAGCATTGGGTATTCTCATTACAGCATGTAGTGGTTTTGCCGATGCGCCCGTTGACACAGGTATGATAAAGGTTTCAACGGCATTTTCTGCATAAGTAGAGCCTCGCTTTCTTCTTAGAGAAAGCGTTATTGATGGTGCGCCTGTAGGATTTATTGAAGCCAAATCAAGCCAAACTTCTAAATAAATGTCTTTTGGTGTTGCGTTTGCAATATCCGCAATCAAGGTTACTGTTCCGTGGGCTTTGCTATTTAAGGTTGACCCAAGATCAGAAGACTCTGCGCTTAACGCCGACCATGTTGCTGTTGCCATATTACGATGCTCCTCTGGCTAACCCCACTTCACGGGCTGTGACAGTGACATTGTTATACTCTGCCCATGATGGGCGGCGATTGGTTAAGGCAATCAAGGCATCGTACACGCCTTGCGAAATAATCTCCGCTGCCAAAAGAGCAGATAAAGCCCCATCGGTTGCAGCAAAAATATCGGGATTCGTTGTTACTATAGTGCTTGTCTCCTTAAAGGTATCCCGAACAACAATGCATACATCTCTAATATTTTGATTAATAGATGTACTGTCCGCCGCCTTAACAATGGCCGCCCATTTAAGGCTTGAAAGCAAAATCTCTTTCACATCCGATGTGGAAACATCCGTCTTAACATAAGCCAAAGAAGCATCAGGGGCATTCAAAACATCCGCAACCTGCCAATCAAGCATTCCTTGAAATTGAGACTCCGCAACCTTATCAATTAAGGTTTGAGAAATGGTCATAATCGCCCCTAAGCATTGCCAGCAGTGATGGTAAAGGAATTGACCGTAAATTGCTGGCCCGTAGCAAACGAGGTGTTATCCACTGTCATATCACCGCCACCACCCGTAACCGTCACCGTACCCTGCATGTGACACGTTGTGCCAGCACTGTCATAAATCCGAAAATGACCTACGGTGCCCGTTGCATCCGCCGCCGTATCCTGCCACGTGCCTAAAAGCGTCTTGCTGCCACCAGAAGCCGCCGACATCCAGTCACTCGGAAGGTTGACAGTCGCCAACACAGTCCCAGAATCCGCCGCCGCACAGTTCGCAGGAACAGTGCCAGATCGCATACGCAAAATAGCCGATGTGCCAATAGTGGTTTCTGGCGAATCTAGCTGGCCATTTCTTACTGCTACAGAAAATTGAAGTGCCATAAAAACCCCATAAAAATGTTATCTTTATAAAAAGCGTAACGTGGGCAAGACCCCTGCCAAGCGGTTTTTTAAAATGCCGAAAGTCATACCACAAAGGCATACTTTGCAGACGCACCAATTCCATTCCATACGGGTCAGTTATGGGGCAGCAATGGGGTCAAAAAGGCCCTGTTTGTTTCGATAAAGAAACAAAAAAAGACGGGTATTGCCGGATAAATTGTGGTAGGAATAAAATTCCGAATCTGAGGGTCGTTGGTTCAAGTCCAATCGAGCGCACCAGAGTTTCCCGCCATATTTTCAATTTGCGCTTTTTTAAAGGGGTCAGTTATGGGGCAGTCACCTTTTTTTAGGGGGCCCTTGGGATGGGTCAAAGTGGCGTTTGGATTAAGGCGCGGCGGGCGCGGGGTATGACTCCACCGAGTAAGCCAAGGGTGAATACGCCCACGGCTGCCCATGCTGCCACTTGATCTTGCGTCATTAAGGCCAAGGCCAAAACCCCGCCAAGGCTTTGAAACGCAAAATCCTGCACAGAATCTTTGAAACGCCCACCTTTGGCCAGATCATACCCTTCTTTGGTGGCAGCAAGGGCCAGTACAATCCCAAGGGCGACAAAGGGCAACACCACCCCCATGATAACCGCAACGCCTGCCACCCCTAACAGCCCATGGCTCATTTGGTTTGTGGCCCACCCATACCAATCACGGCCCTGATCGTCTGGGCGTTCCAGTTCTTTTAAAATTGCGGTCAACCATGTCATATCAAGGCGGCCTGTCTGAAAAAGTCGTCGATTTCCTCTGCTGTTTTGTTGAACACAGGGCCCAAAGCATCCACCATAGGATCATTGCGGGGCACGGATGTCATCATGGCCCACGTGATACGGGCGGCGGCGGCACCGCTTGGCGGCAATGTCCCAAACACCGCATCAATAGCCAAAGGGATTGTGTTACGATCGCGGGCCTCGGATTCGGTGATCAGGCCGCTTAAGTGCAACGCAATCATGAATTGCCGGACTGTCAAATCAGGCACGGGATCAGGCAAAACTTCCTCTTGCGGCGGCAAAAAAGAAACACCATCAAACCCCCACCCCAAGGATGCTGTTTCATGGGTATAAAACGTTAGGCCCTCTGGGGCCGTATACTGTTCATCAACAACAATGGCATTGACAATAACATTGTTATCATTAACCAAAACACCTCTGTTCATGCTAAAAACTCCGTGATTAAAATGATACCATCCGTGCCATCGCCACCAGTCGCACTTGTTGCGCCAAAACTTGTAGCAGCACCAGATCCACCAGAACCTCTCCCTGTACCAGAGCGGGCCCCAAAGCCACCAGCAACATACAAACCAACGCCACCCAATCCCAAAAAAGAGGAACCACCATCCCCGCCTTTGGCACCCCAGTTTGCGTTATCGACAGCAATCCCAGAGCCGCCAGTGGAACCCGTTGTTCCAAAATTGGCACCTGTGAAAGACCCCGGAGCCCCACCTAGGGACGGAACACCAAACCCACCTGCGGCACCACCAAGGCCACCTGTACCGGTGGCAATACTGCCAAAAGATGTTGTTCCCCCATTGCCACCGGCCCCGCCAGCACCCCCGCCAGCCCCCGCCGCGCCAACAGTTACGGATTGTGATGCGCCCACAGTGGCTATATCTAAAATTCGTCTGAAGTAGCCAGCGCCTCCACCGCCGCCTCCCCCGCGTCCGATTGTAGATGATGATGTGGACACACCACCACCACCGCCGCCGCCGCCAACGCCTTCAACAATACAAATCCTCATGCCCGTTGTGGGTGTGTAGGTGCCCGATGCGGTAAAGATTTGTATGTTGGCATTTTTAAATAAGGCGGCCACACCACCCAACCGAAACACCCCCGTGGTATTGATATCCCCCGCAACATCCAAGGTGTAAGCAGGGCTGGCCACCCCAACCCCTAGGCCCGTGGCGTTCAGGCGGGCACGCAGCGCGTTGCTGACGTACATATCGACGCTGGTATCGGTGGCAGGGTTGCCGATGGTGATCCACTGGGTGTTACCGCCGTTGCGAATTTTTAGCAGGTTGTTTGTGGTGTCATACCAAAATTGATAAGCATAGGTCGTGGTGGGCGCGGTTGGGCCAGAGGACAACGTGGCCAAGGCCTGAATTTGACTGTTCAGCTCCGAGAGAAAACTGGCCCCCGGCTGATCGGCGATGGAAAAATCATTTTGTGACATGGTCTGCTCCTTTTAGAGTTTGCGGCCTGCGCCTTTGGCCATATAATCAAAGGTCCGTGCAATGCCCGAACCAGCGGCGTTAAAAAAACGAATGGTAAAGCCCGTGGCACTTTGCGCCGTCAAGGTATAATAATCCCCCGTGGCCATGTTGTGGGCGGTGATGCCGATGGCAGGGGTTTGCCAAAAAGCACTGGGAAATGTCACAACATAAGCCGCCGTGGTGGTGGTGAGATTGCGCCCCGTTTCCACACGATCGGGCATATCCACAACAACAACGGCCTGCTTCACGGCCACATTGTTTGCCGTGTTGGATGATGTTAACACCAGACGGAAGCGATAGGCGCGGGCTTCGTATTGGCCAATAAAAAATGGCGCATAGGCACTCCACACAGGACTGCCTGTGGGGTTGTCGTTGGTGGTGCTCACTTGCAAAATGGCGTTTACATCATCAATCACTTGGCCCGCAATGGATGGCCACGTGCTGACATTCTCTGTTCTGGCCCCAATATAATCGTTCAGCGTAAAGCCCTCTGCCGTCACAGCGGCCGTGACTTGGGAAACATACACGCCGCCCAAATCAACAATGCTGGCAAAATCATACGTCCCTGTGGGGACAACCGTCACGCCCCCAGACAGGATTAAGGCTGTCAAACCAGAATCATAGGCCGTATTTGTTTTGGCGCCTGAAAATGGGGCCACCTCCGTCATGGTTTGAACGGCGTTATAGTTCATAATGTTGGCCACGTTTGTGACCACAGAAACGGCGTTTATGCTGCTGTTGCCGCTGGAATCCACAAACTTTGCCAAATACGTCCCATCCAAATGGGCCACGGTGGCCGTTGTGGATGACCCGGGCAAAGCGGGTCCAATATCAATGGCCTTGCTCCACGTGACGCCGGTGATGTTTGGGGTGTGACGGATGCGGATAGACCCCCCAACCTGCACATCCAAATCCTCAGCGGGATCCCACGTCAAGTTGGCCACGCCCCCAGCAATGCTAGACAACGCAAACATGGATACATCCTTTGGCGGCGCGGTCTTGCCGTAAATGATTTTTTGCAAACTGTTGGTGACAGACCGCTTGCCCGTGTCGGATATGGCCGTGACATAAACGGTATAAACCCCGGGCGAGGCATCGCGAATCTCGGCAAAATTGCTGCCTGTTTCTGGCAAGGTGATACGGTTGCCCGCATCCTTGGCGTATTGCACACTATACCGCGCGGCGCGGGGAACGGCCTGCCAAGACACAGACACCAAAACCCGTATGTCGGTGGGGGTTTGATACAGGCTCTCTTCGATAATCAGGTTTTGCGGAGCGTCAGGGGGCTGGGTCAACAAGGATATGGGCGTGGGATTAAGGCTCAGATCATTTTCCACAAAGGCATATTTTTGGGGATCGTGCTTTAAAGCATTGATGGCATAAGTGCCATCTTGACTTTCTTCGATGGTCACAACGCGAAAGGTTTGGGCGTTTACTGCCCCGCTTGTGACTATCCAAATCGCCCCCGCGACAGGGGCAGAGGGGAGAGGGTTATTAAGAGTGATAACTGCCCCCGCCACACTGGCCACAGAGGAACCCCCAAGCGCACCATTGGGCAATGCACAATAAAAATTGTAGGGGAGACTGGGATTATAGGCAAACGCCGCATCCACGGTGATGATGTTTGTTGTGGCAGAGGCCACACGCCCGCCCAACCGTTGCCCCACCCGATCCGCATCATGGATGGTGATAATCTGACCCGGGCGGACAACAATCCCATCCAAGCCCGTGCGAAAACTGACCGTTTCCGTTTCGTTGGTTTCACTATACAGCAGCCACTTCCCAACACGGTGGGCTTGGCCACGGCTGGTGCATCCGGTGGCTATAATGTTGGATTCGATCACACCGTATCGGGCAATCCCCGCCATGTCTTCGACGTATTCGATTTTTTGCCTGTAAAAATCGTTGGGATCATTCCATGCCACCAAGGCCACGGTGTGACGGGTTTTCAGGCTGCTGCCTGTATAGGTAAACGCGCCATCCACCACATTGCTGTTGGTGTACAGGGCCACAGGATCGCTGGGGGCATCCTGCACGGGCACAACCTGCCCACCCGCCCAGTATGTCATGCCACGAAAGATCGACGCCATATCTTGCAGGACTTGATAGGCCTCTGTTCGGGTTTGTAAATACAAATTGCACGTAAAGCGGGCCTCGACGCCACCAAATCCTGTTGGGACAAGATCATCACAATACCGCCCGATGGTGTACAAAGACCACTTGTCCACTTGGCTTTCTTCCACAAAGGCCCCAAGGCCATAGCGATCATTGGTCAGCATATCATAAAAACACCACGCTGGATTGCTGGACCATGCAATTTTAAAAGTGCCATCCCACGAACCGCTATAGCTTAAGGTGCCATCCGGTCGCACGCTTGCGTTGGTGGGGATTTTAATCCGTAGCAGTTTCATGTCAAAGCCGCGATTGGGGATGCTGGAAAATTGCTCAGCATCAATCAAAAGAGCCACCAAAGCACTGTTGGGGTAGCGCAATTTTTCGTCGGTGATTTCGGTGTAGGTGTCCCAATACACAGCATCTTGCAAGGCCGAGGATGTGCTGTCTGGGGTGATTCGTTTTAAACGGATGTTCCATGGGGCCGTCCCTGTTAAGGGCACACGATAGGACCGCTGGTAACGGCTGGTGGTTTTGCCCGTGATGGTATCGCGCAAAACCTCGGTATAGGACCCGCCGCCGGATTTTCCACCGCCCCCTGCCCCTGCAATCAAAAGGGTGTTTGTCTGGGTCATAATTGATCCGCCTGA